CGACCCCGCCCGACTACCTGACCGATGCCCAGCGGGAAATTTTTGAGACCGTCTGCACCGACCTGAAAGAAAGCAGCATCCTGTGCAGCATCGACAATTACGTACTTGCGAATTTTGCAATCGCGGTTGACCGCCTGCAAAACATCGAAAGGGCCATAAACACGAGGCCAGAAATGATGCTTGAAAAATCGGTTATGGCAGCAAAGGACAGATACACAAAGGATTTTTTCCGCGGGTGCAGCGAGCTGTGCCTGAGCCCGCAAAGCAGGGCAAAAATGGCGCTTGCAAATGCAAACGCAGAAAAAGAAAAAAGCAATCCGCTGCTGAAAATCATCGAGGGACTGAATGATGACGGCGAAGACCAGCAAGAGCTATGATCGGGCTCGCGGCTACTGTGAAGCCGTCGTGAGCGGAAAATTGGAAGCGCCGAAGTATGTAAAATTGCAATGTGAGGATTTTTTGAAGGTATGCAGCGGAGAATCCGAAAAGTACATGATAGACATGCGGCGCGGCCGCGTTATCGACCAGCTGACAAAGCTGATGATAATGCCTAAAGGGCTTGCCGCAGGCAAAAGCGTATATGAGTGCACCGCTGATTTTCAGTGGTTTTTTTACTTTACGCCGTTGTGCGTTGTTTACAAAAATGAGAGACTGCGCAGGCGATATGAGAGCGTGATATTGGAGATAGCCCGTAAAAACGGCAAAACCTTTATGATAGCTGTCGTTTTCATCCTGCTGTTTTTCCTCGAGCCGCGCTTTTCGCGCTTTTTTTCGGTCGCGCCGGACGGGAAACTGTCGAAAGAGCTGCACGGCTCAATCCGCGAGATCGTGAGAGCAAGCCCCGCACTTCGCGATGCGTTTAAGCTCAAGCGGGATGAAATCGTATGCCCGGTGACGGATAATGTTTACACTCCGCTTGCGTACTCAAACGACCGCTTGGACGGCAAACTGCCGAATGTTTTTTTGATTGATGAGGCGGGTGCGCTGCCATCGACATATGCCATCGAGGCTATGCGATCCGGTCAGCTGACAATCCGCAACAAGCTCGGCTGCGTCATATCCACAAAATATCCGCGCGAAGAAAATCCTTTTGAAGAGGAAGTTGCGTATGCAAAGCGCGTGCTTGACGGCACCGAAAAGGACGAAACGTTGTTTGCTTTGCTGTTTGAGCCTGACAGCCCGAAAGGCTGGGAGACTGACACGGCTATACTCAAGCAGGCAAATCCGCTGAGCCTGACGGTGCCGGAGGTGTATGATGACCTGCTTAAAAAACGGCGCAGGGCGATAACGATGCGGTCCGCGCGGGAAAACTTTTTGTGCAAGCATTGCAACATCCTGTATCAGGGCAGCGCAACCGAAACCTATGTAGCGATAGATGACCTTCGGCGCGGCCGTGTGGACGCTATCGACTGGCAGGGACGGCGCACTTTTCTCGGCATCGACCTTGCGATGACGGAAGATAATTGCGCGGCGGTTTTTATCAGCGAGAGTGCGGACGGCGGCCTTGACGTGCTGCCGATCGGCTACCTGCCGGAGGATCGCATCGCTGAAAAGTCAGCCGCCGAAAAGCTGGACTACCAGCGGCTGATTGAGGAGGGCTGCTGCTATCCATGCGGCGACCGAATCATAAACTACAACTTTATTGAGGAACATATTCGGAAAACGGCGCGGGAGAGGGAAATGGACATAGTCGGGTTCGGCTTTGACCGTTGGAATTGTATATCGACGGCGAATAAGTTTGAAAACCCGACCGACGGCTATGAGCCGTGGATCGGCACCATAGTCGAGCAAAAAAGTTATGTGCTGTCTCCGGCAGTCAAATACGTTGCCGAGTTGGTTGCGGAAGGCAAACTGCATTTTGCAGATAACAGAATGTTTGTAATTAATTTTGCAAATGCACGATGCACGTACGACACAAACCTAAACCGTTACATTTCGAAGAAGAAATCAAACGGAAAGATAGACATGGTGGCCGCGCTTTTAAACGCGGTTTTTGTATATCTGCAAGATAAAAATGAAAACGAGACGTGGGGAGCGCAGATATGAAAAAAGGCGCTAAATTTAATCCGCTGCGATTTTTGCGGGTGAAAGCCGAAAGGCGTGAGCTGTCGCCGGATCTGGATGATGTGCTTGCATCCGCACTTTTGCGCGGTGACAGGATCACGGAGGCGACAGCCCGCGGAGTGCCCGCACTGTATGCGGGGGTCAGCTTTATCGCCGGCATGGTGTCCACACTGCCGGTGCGGCTGTACTCGGAGGCGGACGGCAAAACTAAGCCGCTGACAGATCCGCGCACGGCACTGATAAACGATGACACGGGCGACCTGCTGGACGGTGTGCAGCTAAAGGCTGCGCTGGTCACGGACTACCTACTAAACGGCCGCGCCTACGCCTATGTAAAATGGCGGCGTAACAAGGTTGAAAGCATACATTACGTCAAGCAATCTGAGGTTGGCTATCAAAAAAATGCTGACCCGATTTTTAAGACCGCAACCTACTATATCGGCGGACGGCAAATCGAGGGCGAGTACCTTGTCCGCCTACTGAAAGATTCTCGGGACGGCGTGACGGGTTCCGGCATAGTTGACAGCTGCAATGCCTGCTTAACCATCGCCGCCGACCTACTTAAGTATGAGGGCGTCCTGGCTAAAACGGGCGGCACTAAAAAAGGCTTCCTGAAATCGCAAAAAAGGCTTGATAAAGACGCGCTTGATGCAGTCAAAAAAGCATGGGCGAAGCTGTGGGGATCGCCCAACTGCGATGCGATGATCCTAAACGATGGCATGGATTTCATGGAGGCATCCGGCACGTCTGTGGAGCAGCAGCTGGATGAGCGCAAGCGCAACAATTATGCTGAAATTAGCAAATTGTTAAACTTGCCCGCATCCGTGCTGGACGGGACCGCGACCGAGGCAGTGTTTAGACAGGTTGTAAAGACAGCGGTTACACCTATAGTGGCCGCGCTTGAGACAGCCCTAAACCGTGCACTTTTGCTGGAAAGCGAAAAAGGCAAAAAATACTTTTCGTTCGACATGAACGAATTGCTGCGCGGCGACATGAAAACGCGTTTTGAGGCATATAGCACCGCGATACAGAGTGGATTTATGACACAGGATGAGGTGCGCTACCGTGAGGACCTGCCCGAACTGGGATTTAATCTGATTCGTCTTAATTTGGGCGACGTTTACTACAACTCCGAAACGGATGAAATCTATACACCTAACACAGGCGAAACGATGAAGATAAAGCGAGGCGATGAGCAAAATTGAAAAAACCAATCACAACCGAAATCCGAGATGACGGCAGCGTCATCATCAGCGGATACGTTAACGCAGTCGAGCGCGACAGCCGACTGCTGCATGATGCAAAACACGGCGATTTTTATGAGCGCGTTGCGGAGGGTGCCTTCGGTGCAGCGCTCCGCCGCGCTGAAAACGAAATCGAACTAAAGCTTAATCATGACCGCGTCATCGGCAAACGCGGAGAAAATCTTGTGCTTGATGAGGACAGTATCGGCCTGCGTGCATCGGCAGCGGTCACGGACCCCGAGACCGTCGAAGCCGCCCGCGCGGGAAGGCTTACAGGCTGGAGCTTCCGTTTTTACGTCCGCGCCGACGAGTGGACGGTAGAGGACGGCGTCAATCACCGCCGCCTGACGGATATCGACATAGATGAGGTGTCAATCCTGACAAAAATGCCGGCGTACAAAGCAACCACCGTGGACGTCCGCGCCGCATCCGGAGAGATCCGCGCTGCCGAGGTGCGCTGCACTGTCGCACCGGACAGGCTGTCCACGCTGATAAAGCAAATTGAGATAATAAAACTGAAAGGAAAATAAAATGAACGGAAACCTGAAAAAGATGCGCGAAAAGCGCAACGAAATAATCGCCGCGATGGAGGCTGTGGTAAATGCCGCCGCGGCGGAAGAGCGCAGCCTGACCGATGACGAGATCACTGCGTACAACGGCCGCCGCGATGAGCTGACCCGCATCGATGCAACTATCGCCGCACTCGAAAATGTGCGCAGTGCGGAGCGCAACGAAGAGCATCAGCCCGAAGGCGACGAAAAACTGACGCCCGAAGAGAGGAGTTTTGTGAGCTTTCTGCGCGGTGAGATCCGTGTGGACGTCAACACCACAAAAACCAATGCGGGCGCGGTCATACCCACTACCGTGGCCGACCGCATTGTCGAGTACGTCAAAAACGTATCCCCCATCGCCGAGTATGCAACGCGCTATGAGGGTATCGGCAAAATCACCATCGCCTATGAGGACGACGCCAACGCGCTGTCCGCATCCTATGTGGAAGATCTTGAAAGCGCAGACGCGACCGCGCAGAAGCTGACGAGCGTATCTCTTGAGGGCTACAAGATCCGCGTACCAGTAAAAGTGTCGCAGCAGCTGCTGGATAACAGCCAGGTCGACCTGATCGCGTACTTGGTGCGCCGCATCGGCGATGCGCTTGCGGCAAAAATCGAAAGGGAATTTCTGATCGGCACAAGCGGCAAAGTCGAAGGCCTTGCCGGAGGCGTCAAACAGACTGTGACCGCTGCAAGTGCGACAGCCGTCACCACTGACGAGCTGATCGACGTGCAGGATGCTGTCCCCGATATCTATCAGGCTAACA